ACCGGATGGCCGCGATTTTTTTAAAGTGGTCCCCACCACTAACAAAAATCCCCCACTCACAACGCTCCCTCAAAGTTAAATTATTACGTGGTCCCCTATTTATACGTAGTCTCCAAGTATTATTTTAAACATGTGGGATCCTCTTTTGAACGAGTTTCCTGAAACTGTTCACGGTTTTAGGTGTATGCTTGCCGTAAAATATCTTCAATTAGTTGAACAGACTTACTCTCCTGATACGATTGGGCACGATCTTATACGCGATTTAATTTCAGTAATTCGTGCTCGCAATTATGTCGAAGCGTCCCGCAGATATTGTCATTTCCACTCCCGCCTCGAAGGTACGTCGCCGTCTGAACTTCGACACCCCCGTGATGAGCCGTGCTGCTGCCCCCACTGTCCTCGTCACCAACAGAAGAAGGACATGGACCAACAGGCCCATGTACCGCAAGCCCAGACTGTACAGAATGTACAGAACCCCTGATGTGCCCAAAGGTTGTGAAGGCCCATGTAAGGTCCAATCTTATGAACAGAGGCACGACATATCCCATGTAGGTAAAGTATTATGTGTTAGTGATGTCACGCGTGGTAATGGGCTTACACATCGTGTTGGTAAGAGATTCTGTGTTAAGTCCGTTTATGTATTGGGTAAAATATGGATGGATGAAAATATCAAAACTAAGAACCATACGAACACTGTGATGTTTTATCTTGTTCGTGACAGAAGGCCCTTTGGTACTGCTATGGATTTTGGTCAGGTGTTTAACATGTATGATAATGAGCCTAGTACTGCTACTATCAAGAATGATCTTCGAGATCGTTATCAAGTTTTAAGGAAATTCACTTCAACAGTCACAGGTGGTCAATATGCTTCTAAGGAACAGGCGTTGGTTAAGAAATTTATGAAGATTAATAATTATGTAGTTTATAATCATCAAGAAGCTGCTAAGTATGACAATCATACTGAGAATGCCTTGTTATTGTATATGGCTTGTACTCATGCCAGTAATCCAGTGTATGCTACTTTGAAGATCAGAATCTATTTCTATGATTCTGTTCAGAATTAATAAAGATTGAATTTTATTATATGAGAATTTGTTACATATTCTGTATTTTCCAATACATCCCATAATACATGATCACATGCTCTAATTACATTGTTAATACTAATTACACCCAAATTATTTAAATATTTCATACATTGAACCCTAAATACTCTTAAGAAACGCCAAGTCTGAGGTTGTAAGCGAGTCCAGATCTGGAAGATCAGAAAACACTGGTGTATTCCCAACGCTTTCCTCAGGTTGTGATTGAACTGTATTCTGATCGTTATGATGTCGTTGTTGGTGTTGAATGGCCTCTCGTGGTGCTTGATTATCTTGAAATATAGGGGATTTTTGATTGTCCAGGTATATACGCCATTCTCGCATTGAGTTGCAGTGAGTAATTCCCCTGTGCGAAAATCCATGATTTGCACAATCTATGCCGAAGTAGTATGAACACCCGCACGTTAGATCAACTCTACGCCTGCGAACTGGCCTCCTCTTCGCTATTCTGTGCTGCACTTTGATTGGTACCTGAGTACAATGGCCTCTCGAGGGTGACGAATTCCGCATTCTTTATAGCCCACTCTTTTAATGCTGAATTCTTTTCTTCGTCCAAGTACTCTTTATATGATGATGTTGGCCCTGGATTGCAAAGGAAGATAGTTGGGATTCCACCTTTAATTTGAATTGGTTTCCCGTATTTAGTGTTGCTTTGCCAGTCCCTTTGGGCCCCCATGAATTCTTTAAAGTGCTTTAGATAGTGGGGGTCTACGTCATCAATGACGTTATACCAAGCATCATTACTGTATACTTTTGGACTCAGATCTAGATGACCGCACAAATAATTATGTGGTCCCAGTGACCTGGCCCACATTGTTTTACCAGTACGACTATCACCTTCTATCACAATACTGATGGGTCTCCATGGCCGCGCAGCGGCACCACTCACATTTTCAGAAACCCACTCTTCAAGTTCTTCCGGGACTTGATCAAATGAAGAAGATAAAAAAGGACAAACAAAAACCTCTAAAGGAGGTGCAAAAATCCTATCTAAATTAGCATTTAAATTATGAAATTGTAAAACATAATCTTTAGGAGCTAACTCCTTAATTACATTAAGAGCCTCTGACTTACTGCCGCTGTTAAGTGCCTGGGCGTAAGCGTCATTGGCTGTCTGTTGTCCTCCTCTTGCAGATCGTCCATCGATCTGAAACTCACCCCATTCGAGGGTGTCTCCGTCCTTGTCGATATAGGACTTGACGTCGGAGCTGGATTTAGCTCCCTGAATGTTCGGATGGAAATGTGCTGACCTGGAAGGGGATACCAAGTCGAAGAATCTGTTATTCTGGCATTTGTATTTCCCTTCGAACTGCATAAGCACGTGGAGATGAGGGCTCCCATCTTCATGAAGCTCTCTGCAGATTTTGATATATTTTTTGTTGGTTGGGGTGTTTAGGTTTTGTAATTGGGAAAGTGCCTCTTCTTTAGTAAGAGAGCATTGTGGATAAGTGAGGAAGTAATTCTTTGCATTTATTTGGAAACGTTTTGGAGGTGCCATGTTGACCAGTCAATCGGTACTCAACAAACTTCTCTATTCAATTGGGGAATGGTACTCAATTTATAGGTGAGTACCGAATGGCACTTTGGTAATTCCCAAAAGGAATTCGAAATTCAAATCGCGGCCATCCGTATAATATT